CCACGCTTGTTTAAAGACGTGGATGAGAGAGCAGACGGTTCCTCCGGGACAAAGGCAAGAGTATAGCCTTTTCCTGGCACCCACTTTACATCTGATATGAATTGTGCTATATATAGCGCAGTCATATAGACTTCCGGTGAAGTGTCGTCCTTGGTGATAGGGGAGGAGCCGAGGGTGTAATACCCTCTACCCTCCCAGCCACGCTTCCTGTAAGAGGAGATATTTTCATATCCTACCTCAAACGGAGAAACAAAGTGGCCGTCACCATAACCGTCAGGACCTTTCAGCCTTTTGAAGGGCTTTGGGACTAAATCGTAAAAGCCTTCATATAATACGCGGTATGCCGGGTTTAAACACCCATGCGATATCCGGTAAATATGGTTGCACCAGGTAATCAGAGACTGATTACTAGGCACAGCTTTTACGAATAACGGTCGAACAAGTGAACCTAAGAACCAATCTTTCCCACAACTTTCCCGAAAGGGGCCGTCAGAGAAAGATTTGGTCTCATTAACACTAAACCCCAAGAAGCGCAATGCTTTTCGGAGTAGTGGCTCAGCTTTACTAGGGATAATAATATCGTCCCCGTAAACACTCACGTTATCCGAACCGATATGCAAAATATCGCACACGGAACGTGAGACCGCCAGAAAGATTAAACTTTCAAGCGGAAAGGTGAACCCGTTACCCATGCTGGAAAACTTCTCAAACTGATAAGTTTTGCCTTCATAAGTATAGCGGGAACACCTGCAAGAGCTCAATAATGAGAACCACGGTAAGGGAAGTAACTCCAACACAGTCATATAACTGATTGTGTCGGAAGCAGCCGAGAGGTCAACAGTGGCAAGGTCGTTAGTAATACTACCGATCCTAGCCAGCTGCTGATTCCGCGTCTGATCTTTTAAGTTACAACCCGCTTTAGCTAAACGTTTGGCAATAAAATCGCCAATACCTAGCTGAACAAATGAGTTCAGTGCAGGTTCCGTGCAAATTGCACGGTCCGTTTTAGCAGTCTTAGGGACAAATCCCAACTTAGAGCCATCTACCACGCTCATACCTTTAACGGTATAATTGTAGAGAGATGTATAGACCTTGTCAGGCCTATTGCCGAACCATCCAGGATGTGAATCCAAGATGGCATCGACGTGCTCTAAGAGGTTACCCGTGAGGGTAAGATCCATGGCCAGCTTGCGCGATACATCAGTATCGTTAGCAAGTCCGACCACGTTTCCAGGTCCAAAGCGGCATAAGAGCTGCGGGAGGTCCGGACAATCGCCTAATATGCGTGCAATTTTACGAGTTGCTCCGTGAAGTACGGAGTTTAGCTCGGGATCTCTGAAATCAGGATCCACACGTGTTATAAAGCGGTTGTTGGTCTCTTTGCAGGTTGCTTCCGCCTTGATGAAGCTCCGTTCTGCTTCTTTCTTAGTGTCAAAGACATTTGGAAAGATTGAAGACTTGCTATACATCTTCGCACACTGATAATCGAGCTTAAATAAGCTAGGATCGTCGTAATGCAGAGGGTCAATCTCAAAGTTTAGGTACTCGGCATAAGCCTTGTACTTCAACCTCAAAAAGAGGCCCAATGATGTTGGCGTATCGACTTGCTCAAAGAATCGAGCAGTAGAACGGAAGAGTTTATCGAAAGATAAATCTCTACGAACGGGACTAAAGTTCCGCTCAAGGTAAAGTTTTTCTACCTTCTTCATAAAAGTACTCCAGTGTTGTTGAAAATGACTAAATCAACGCGGCCAATATAGAAGCCACGTCGTAAGCTCCACGGCAAATTTCACCGAGGAGCATTCCCATAACGATGCATTTAAAAGCATCAATAAGGGAAGTCATCTTCTTTAACTGCATCAGCGACAAACGCATTAGCTTCCTGCAGACCATTAAGGGCAAACGCCCATAAGTCTGCAATTTCGCTAGCGCTTGCACGGCCAGGTATCACAACGTCAACATTAGCTGACAAAGTGTACGCAACCGTAGGCCCGGGTGTATAACCCGAGGCACTCGCTACTACAGTCTCCAGCACTGGGACTTTCACCCGGTACGTGACCTTTCTATTTCCGTTTGCCAAAGTAGGCCTACGGACACCCAGTGTAACGGTCGGTTGACCAAGAACTGAACCAGCGGCTTTGTAATTCCACTGGACCAGCTCGGTTCCAACTGACACGGGTGTAAAGGTGCGAGCGACGGGAGTTGTTAATCCGTCGTTCAGGCTGAGGGTTGTAATATTTCCCACAATATTTCTCCTAAAAAGAGAGTGTTAACCATAAGACAGGATTGTCTTACAGCATAATACGCCAGTTACCTCCTCAATGACCAGAGAAGGGCTAGCGCGGTCCCCGTTTTCTCAGTATCCATTACCTTCGAGATTGTTTTCGATGATAATATCAAGCTGGGGTTTGGGGGCTGGCTAAGCAAGGTCCTCTCCATACGGTACCTTTCTAGGGATTCCCCTATATCGTACGCGTACCCGCTGTACTCGTTTAAATGGACATTTCCTTTTATAGAGACTCTAATAGTTTTAGAGCCATCCACGAAGGTGAGTCCTTTAAGCGCGTCAAGTGCTTCAATGTAAGCTCCTACTGGTACGAACCAGTCGAAGACAAAACTGAAGGGGATTAACTCCCAGACCACAGATGATAGAGCCGTAAGGCCCATATTACTCCGTGATCTCAATTGTGCG